AAGTGAGAAGTAGTAGCCATTACCTCTATGAGACCCACGATATGCGTGCGAGCCATCTTTGTAGTGAGACCCCTGGAAGAAGTGCGAGCCAAGCTTCGAGTGAGGCCCAATGAAGAGGTGCGAGCCACACGAGTTGCGAGACCCAATATGCACATGCGAGCCAAGCCAGGCATGAGACCCATAGCAAGAGTGCGAGCCATAGAGTTCGTGTGACCCACCGCAAGAGTGCGAGCCAGTAACAGAGTGAGACCCAAAGAGCCGATGCGAGCCATTGCGTAGATGAGATCCAGAGCACACCTGCGAGCCAGAGACGCCGTGAGGCCCAAAGAACTTGTGCGAAGCTAGAACTAGTCGGAGATTTAGGGAAAGTAAAATACTGAGGATGAGGGCGGTGGTTAGATATAAGTAGCGAGGCGAAGCGTAGAGAGGTCTTGCAACTGCTCCGCCATTACCGCGACTGGTATACGGCTTATGGTGGCGCTGCCGAGCTCAACTTAGAGAGCATGGGCCAGTATGGGCCCGCCGGGATGATACTTGCCGGTACAGCGTTTCGCGGCTATCGCGTAGAGATGTTGCGTCAGAGCTTTGAAGCTCTAGACCATGCTCTCTCGTTGCTACAAAACGCGGGACCGCTGGAGAATGCTGCCTACCTCGTGCTTCTTGCTCCATATCTAGGCGACCCGGCCGACTCTTCACTTGTGAACGAGTGGCGTAAAAATCCGAACGATGAACGCCCGGGCTGGCACGATCTAGCAGTAGAGAAGCTTGCTTACTACCTTCGCAACACCGAGCTCTACGTGCCCTGGTCTTCACGTATGCAGACACGCAAGCCCGAGACAGTAAAGCAGATGAATGACGAGTTCTATTCGTTATACGAGAAGCTTATCGGAGAGGGGGAGGGCAAGACCAGGGCTGTTAGGACTGCTGCAGAATGGTGTGATTACGGATTAACGCGGGCATGGGAGATAGTGAAACTACGAGAGCGTGACCCCCAAGAAGAGAAGAAAGCATAACAATAATACTTCTTAGTCTTGCATCTACTTCGGTAGCGTGTTATTTTTCTTAGGATTGAGGTCGTGTCCCCGGAGACGGGGAGTGCGACTTCTTTTTATGCTCGTGGCCCCTCTTGGGTTTCTACTTTCCCAGCCCCGGAGCGGGACTGAACCCACGAGCTAGGCAAGTCTAGCGGGCGCTTGTTGTTCTCTCCCCTTACACACGACTCGCGCCCGCGCTTTGATTCTTAGGAGGCGATAGCCGTGAAAGGCGTTTTGATAGTTGCCGTGGTGGCCGTGGCCCTAATCGTGGCGATTGTGTACCTCAAGCGTGGCAGGAGGCTCTAATGAATCACTATGCACCTATCGGCGGTGTGGTGGCGTTGGTGTTGCTGATCTTGATTTTCTTGAAGGTATTTGGCATCGTTTGAGTGTTCGGGGTGCGGTGGTTGGTCCGTTAAACAACGCGCCACTTGGCACCACGGCGACCTTAATTCACTCCGCCATTTGGTGAACGGTCGATTCACTCAGAGAGTCGATACCGGCCTACTTAGAGCGGTGCGTCCCCGGGATGCCGACGCGGTAAGCGGCCCCGACTTTAAGGATGGTGCAACTTGAAGGGCATTTTGGTAGTTGCCGTTGTGGTCGTTGTCTTGGTCGTGGCCTACCTTTACTTGAAACGTGGCAGACGACTTTAAAATTCTTATCTTTCAGAGGTTAAAAAATGGCGCGGACAGAAGATTTTAGCGCCGAACAGGTTGCTAAAGCCCTTAGAGAATCCCGGGGGCTCGTTTCTGTTGCGGCCCAAAAGCTCGGGTGTACTTCGCGTACTGTGCGAAATTACAAGAATCGGTATGTCTCGGTAGAAGAGGCTGCGGTTGAAGCTCGAAATACTCTTATTGATACGGCCGAACAGAACCTTGCTGACAAGGTGGAAGAGAAGGATATGACGGCCATTATCTTTACTCTAAAAACCCTTGGCAAGAGTCGTGGATACGTCGAGCGCAGCGAGTTCGCTGGTGTTCCTGACCAACCGCTAGAGGTGGTCGTTACGTGGGGCAAGAGCATAGCTAACACAGATGGTTAAGGCTCCTACTCTCAACGTCCGTTTTGAGACCCCGCTACATCCGGGCCAGATCGAAGTAAAAGACCATCCCGCACGCTTCAAGGTTCTAGCTTGTGGGCGACGCTGGGGAAAGACCAAACTCGGCGGCCTCATAACAGTACAGAGGGCGCTAGAGGGTGGTGCTGTCTGGTACGTCACTCCTGATTTCAAGAGAGCGCGGCGCGGTTGGCGGGAGATCAAGGAGCTCGCCATTCAGATCCCCGGCACGGTTATTCGAGAGAGCGAACAAAGAATAGAGTTCGTATCCGGTGGCTGGCTCGAGGTAAAGAGTGCTCACGATGCTAATGCACTTCGTGGTGAAGGTCTAAACCTCGTGGTGATAGACGAAGCCGCCTACATGCGGGACACCACCTGGACGGCAGAGTTAAGACCGTCTCTTGCAGACCACGAAGGCGATGCTCTGCTGATCTCTACCTTCGATGGAGAGAACTGGTTTTATGAGCTTTACGAACGCGGGCAGAGTTTAGAACACCCTGACTGGATGTCGTGGCGATTCCCGACAGCCAGTAATCCGTTCATAGACCCCAGAGAAATCGAAGAAGCGAAAGCTACCACCCCGAAAGCCGAGTTTGAACAAGAGTACGAAGCGAATCCCCTTATCTACGTTGGCGCTGTATTCGATGGCGAAGAGTTACAGAGAGCTTCTGAGAGGGGCCAAAGAATAGAGTGGACGGCGGAACTAGAGACCGAAGCCGGATTGGACTGGGGCTATTCCAACCCTACCGTCATTGAGGTTGCTCAAGAGCACCAAGAGCAGGGTATGCGTTGGGTGTTCGAGCAAGTGTGGCATTCCGTAGAGCTCAACCAGCGGTGTAGGGAGATCGTGGAGATCGTCAAGAAGTTTTGGATAACGACGATCTACGCAGACGCCGCCGGAGCAGATGAGAATGCTACTCTTGCCGACCACCTAAGCCGAGTCGGATTGACCACCACAATCATCCCGGTTCCGTTCGGCAAGTACAAAGAGACCGGGATAACGGTGAGACGCTTTTATCTCGAACGGAAGAGAGAAGCCATAAGTCCGAAGTGCCCGAGCTTGCTCAAAGACTCTAAGAAGTATCGCTATCAGGAGAATAAGGACAAAGTGCTTAAGGACGAAGTGCTTAAAAAGGACGATCACAGCGTGGACGCAGCTACAGCTTTATATGCTTCGCGTCGTGGCGTGCTCGTCGGCCTGAAAGAGATTGCGTAAGCCGTGGCCCTCTTAGATAGTCTCGTGAACAACATTCGGGAGCGCATGGGTATAACCCAGACGTGGCCGCCCGCACAAGTACGTGAGAAGTGGATAAAGGTAGAAGCCTATCGCCGCTTTGCAAAGAATGACTACTACGAACTACTGCAACACACTCCCGAGTTCAACCGCTCTGCTCAAGGGCGCGAACTCTACACGCCGATAGCTATAGCTGGTGAGGTAGCACGATACTCTGCGGATCTGCTCTTCAGCGCCGAGCCGATCATCACCTACGAAAAAGACGAAGACCTGCTGGCCGAGATTCTTGACGCTAACGGCCTTGCTGCCCGCCTCGTGGCTATAGCCGAGAGCATCGCCGCCGAAGGGCGCGGTGCCTTGCGGATTATTCGTGACGATGAGATAGCCGAAGTGCCGCTCATTACCCACGTCAACGAAGACCGGGTGATATGGGATGAACGTCATGGCGGCTTTATTGCTGGTGGCGTGGTGGTCATACAGCGTGAGAAGGGGAACCCAACCGGCCGCGAGGTGTATCGTCTCCTAGAAGAGCACACCAAGGGAAAGATCACCCGCAGGCTGTTCGTGGGGCGCTCTACGCAACTTGGTGCTGAAGTCCCCCTAAGCCAGTTCGACGAATTCAAGGACTTCTCCGAAGAGGAGGACACTGGCTTAGACGTTCCCACGCTCATCAAGTGGGATAACGTCTCGGGTGGCAAGTCCGATATAGCGGGCCAAGAAGCTATCCTCGAAGCCATCAACGCTGAAGTCTCCTACGGCCGGGAGAAGTCCAAGAAGAGCAGACCCGTTACCTTCGTGGATGGCTCGCTCGTAGACGAAGAAGGCAAAGCTGACCTGTCGGGGATTCAGATACTCCGGGGTAAAAACCTCTCTCGTGCAATGGGTGAGGAGCCGAAGAACCTGTTTGACACCATCCAACCGGACTTTCAATCCGCCGAGCAGATAGCCTGGACGGACTGGCTGATAGATACGGCCTTGCTGACAATGGGCTACTCTAAGGCTTCTTATGGTCGAGATCAGGGTGGTAGCGCCGATTCAGGTAAGGCCCTAAAGCTTAGACAAGCTCGTACCCTCTTGAAGAAGGCCGGTAAGGACCGGATGGCTAAGGAGGCTCTAATTAACGCTATTGCCGTAGCTTTGGCGTGGGAAAGCGGTGGTGGAAGTGTTGCTGATTACCGGCCCGAGATAGAGCTGGGTGATGGTCTGCCTCGGGACACGATGGAAGATTCCCAAGAAGCGCAGAACTGGAAGGCTACCGACTCTATCTCTACCGAGGATCTTATCCGTATGCGCCGGCCCGACTACGACGACGAAGCCGTGCAAGAGGAGCTAGAGCGGATAGACGAAGACCGGAAGAAAGCGAGTGCTGCCGCTACTCGACCGGCTCAAACCGAGGAGGGCGATCCGGTCGAGGGTGAAAGCGACACGGCAAGTCGAGCCGAGGCTATTCTTCAAAGGATTCGGAGCAATGGTAGTAGTAGTTGACGCTGAGGTTGTTGCTGAGGTTGTTGCTGAGCTTGCCATCCTGATCGAAGAGGGGCGCGAAGACGAAGCTGCAAGGCTTATAACCGATGATCTGCGCGGCACTGAGGAGCTTTCTAACGAGGATCGGGCGAGAATAGCAGCGGAGATAACAGCGTGGCTCTTCGATCCAGCATAGGCCGCAACCGCGAACTCGTTAGACGTGCCCTGTATGGGCTCTCGGCGGCCCGGAGAGTTGCTAACAAGGTCGTTGGAGGGAAACCCCTAACCGATGCTTTGAAGGCCGAGAAAGCCAACCTCGAAGCCCACAAGAGGGCCAGAAAGAGGAGGCTTGCGGTGGATGATGCCATAGAGGCAGCACGGCAGGTTTATGGTCGTACTTTAGGTTGGTACCTTGGGCCGAACGAGAACCACTGTCCGGTTTGTGTGGATGCAAACGGCAACAACTTTCGCCCGCGTAACCCTCCGAGTATTGGGTTGCCGGGAGCAGCGCATCCCCATTGTGACTGTTCAGCCGGAGCACCGTTTCCGAACGGAAGAATGTTGAATTGAGAAAGCGGAAGGCGGAGGAGGTGAGTAGTGCCAGCAACGCCGGCTGACATTCAGAAGCTCCGCCCGATACTGAAGCACATCGCTCACAAGGGGCCACACTTCCACGCCCAGTGCATGCGTACCAAGGGCGTTATTGCTGCGTTCCCCGACCCGAAGAGCAGAGCCGCCGTCTGTGCCCGCCTGAAGGACTGGCATACGGGTACGGAATCGTGGCGGAAGGGCAAGAAAAAACATGGCTAGGACCGTTGTTAGAGGAAAGGCGTTGGTAGCTAAACTTAAAGCTACTCCGGGGGTGAGAGACGCCGAGGCGTTGGCGGCAACCTTGGGCCGTGCAAAGAAGTATCGTAAAGCCGGGATGAGTCCAAAAGCTGCATTGAAGCGGGCGGCTAAAGCCTCTAAGAACGGCAAGAACGGTAAGAAAGACGAAGACGATCCGTTTAACGAGGATTATGGCGAGGATAAGCCGAAGACCAAGGAGGAGAAGCAACAAGAGCGGTATGAAGCCAAGCTACTCCGAGACATGGAGAAGGCTGCCCGTAGCGCGGTTCGTACAGCAGTTCTGGATGCTGGCGGCCTGAAGACTCGGGACGATCTCAGGGAGGAATATAGCGAGATTCCTAACACGTATAAACGTAGGGATGGCATGCCGGGGGACGAGATGGCTGAATATCTTTCGATGTATTACCCGGAGTACGGTATCGAGGATGAGCGCGACTTGATAGACTTCCTGGCGAGTTGATATGGTTTTGAACACGAACAAACAAAAGACCACGGCCACGAACCCGGCGCTATGGCAGCGCGTAAAGAAAAAGGCTCGTGCTACTTCCGAGGGGAGCGAACCGGGCCGGTGGTCAGCCCAGAAAGCCGCAATAGCACAACGTGAATACAAGAAAGCCGGGGGCGGTTGGAAGAAAGCCCCAGCGCCGCAGGCTCCTAAGAAGAAGTAGGCAACACCTTACCCGAACCGACCGGGGTAAACGTCGGCACGTCGGCATTGCCCAAAACCTTGAAGGCGTAAAAAGCTAAGGGCTTACCCGAATACCGGCCGGGGTTAATTGCCGGGGTTACTGCAAGGAAAGGAATAGGAATGACTGAAGCGCCACAGGCATCGGATGCCGCTGCTCCGACTACGCCGGAAGCACAGCCAGGCGGCGGGCCTTTTACACAGAAAGACGTGGACAAGATCGCCGGGTACCGTGCTAAAGAAGCAGGGGAAGCGGCTATTAACGACTTCCTGAAGAAAGCTGAAGCGGACTCTATAGACGACGTTCTCGAAGGTTATCAGACCTACAGGATGCTTCAAGAAGAGTCTACGACCGAGGCGGAGAGGCTTCAGGGCGAGCTACAGAAGCTCCAACCCAAGGCCGAGCGGGCTAGCACCCTAGAGGAGTTCGTAACGACCTACGTGGAATCCCAAAAAGAGGGACTACCGGACCATCTGACGGCTCTCCTGAACAACATGGATCCGCTTGCCCAAGCTCAGTGGCTCAACGAGCACAAGGCCGAGCTAGAGCAACCGGAGACACCACAACAAGCACGGCGCTCTCCCGATGCCTCGAGGCAGCAGGTCAATGGCGATGACCCGGCCCAAGTGCAAGCGCAATTCCTCAATCAATTGTTAGGCGGACCATGAAGACCACAATGAAAGGACAGAGATAGATGGCTAACCAGATCCCTCTCGCTGAGGGCACGAGTGCTGCCGGTGGAGCATTAGTCCCTACCGTACTCGGTGACGCACTGCTACAGAAGGTCAACCGCAAGGCCGCGGCTTTGCAGCTCGCCAACGTCCAGCGCATCAACTCCAACAAAGAAGTGTGGCCGGTGTACCTCGGCCGCCCCACGGCTGAGTTCGTCGGTGAGGGTGCCGACAAGCCGATCACGGGCGCTGAGTTCTCCGACTTGACGGTGAACATCAAGAAGATCGCCACGTTTGTGGTCTACACCGACGAACTTCTCGAGGATGCGCGGATAAACCCTGAAGTCCTCGTCAACGAGGACGTAGAGCAAGCGTTCTCTGACCTGATCGACTATCACATGATCGGTACGCACGCAGGCGGGTCGGACACCACGGCCACTTTCGGCACGTCGTTCGATGCCGCGCTCGCCAACACCACCATGACGGTAGAGTACGGCACCGCTGCTGACGCTTTCGCGCTGGCTATCTCCGAAGCTATGGAGAAGGTCGAAGCCAACGGCTATGTGCCGAACGGTATCTT